CGACACTGCGGCCATGCAGGCGGGCATGCCTGTGCAGGTACGCCGTCGAGCTCGCGCGGTTGAGTGCATACCCGGCTTGGATTCGGCCGATGACGCCGTCGATGACACCCCAGAACCATGTGCCGATCGCTGCCGGGTCGGCGCCGAGCGCCACCGCGGCGACCACCGACGTGACCCCGCCAGCGACGGTGGCGACGTCCTTCTGGTGCCGCACCGACAACCGGTCAGCGAGTGCACGGGTCGTCAGCGCCGGGCCCGACCTCGCCGCCAGCGGGCTAGGGCCGACAGGCGGGCTCGGACGTGCCCGTGGCGACCTACGTGCCGGCGGGGACCGGCGAGCGGGCGGACCTGGGTCGGCGAGCGGGGACGACACCTGTTGCCCCCTCCGCCATTTCCTCAGGGTCGGGCGGCGGCATGATGCCGGCGTCATCGCGTTCCATGCCGATCTCGCGGTCGGCCAACTGGTCCCACCGCTGCAACTGCTGGTCGGTCACGTTCGGCAACAACTCCCACAGCGCCCGCGGCGGGATGCCGAGCATCTGCGCCATCTTCCCGAGCGCATCGGCCAACTGGGCCAGCGAGCGGGACTCGGTGTCACGCCAGCGGACCTCGGCCTTGCGTTCCTTCCAGCCGGCGTCGTCGCCCGAGGCTTTCGACGCCAACCGCAGCAGCTGCTCCGCGGCCTCGCCGAACGATGTTTTCATCTCGCCGATCTTGCGCTGCTGCGCCGCCTCCAGTGCGGCGAGAGCGTCAGCCGACAGGTTGGAGATGCCGTCGGTGATCTGCAGGGCGTACGGGGCGATCTGCGCGCGGGCGGTGATGATCCGCAGCGTCGACTGGCGCGAATCGAGGTAGCCGGACAGATCCGACTCCTGAAAGTCGCCGAACCTAGTGTCCGGGCTGTCCGATGTCCACACCCGCGCCTGCCCGCCGGTGAACGGTTCGATCTCGTTGCCGTTCTCGTCCAGTTGCGCGACGAGGCCAGTGGCGTAGCGCTGCCGGAACGCCTGCGACCGCTCCGTGGACTTCAGCCCAAACGTCGTGTTGTTCAGCGAGTCCTGATCCGGCATTAGCGGCTCGACCTCGCCGCGGGACTGATCGTCCAGGTCACCGCCGGCGGACTGCCACCGCACGATCGGCGTGACGCCCATCCCGTGCTCGCCGACTTCGATCGCGTCGTCGATGTCGTCCTGGTCGACCTTCGCGATCATTTTGATCTCGTGCGTGTCGTCGAGCAGCGTCAGCCGCCGCACCGGCTTGCGTTTGTCCTTGTCGTACCCGGCCCGTACCGCGAGGCCGTACACCGGCCACTCGTCGACCAGCACGTCGTCGTAGACGGCCGTCAGCATCCGCGGCGAGTACAGCCGGAACTCGGCCGACTGTTCGCCGTCCAGCTTCGCCGGCAGGGCGGTGGTGTAGCTCAGGCCGTACTCGATCGCGGTACGGAACAGCGCCGACTGCAGTAGGTCCATGCGGTTGACCTGCCACAGCTCCCACGCCTTGGCGTTCTGACTCTTCCGCCCGGCCCGGTAGCCCTCGATGAACAGGTTCTGCGCGAACGTCGAGATCACCAACGGCATGATGTTGATGAGCGACATGGCGACCAGTTGCGCATACTCGGCGGTGTGCCGCTTCGGTAGGAAGATCTTGCACACGTCGCCGCGGACATACTCGCGGATCTTGTCGAGGCGCTCGCACTCATTGCGGCGGACCGACAGCAGGTCCTTGGCTACGCTGCGAGCCTCAGACTCGGTGAGCGGCACGTCACCACCCCCACGCCCTGGCCCGACCCGGGCGCTTACCTGTTGACTTCTGGTCCCGCTCGGCCCATTCCTTCGACGCGAGCAGCCGACGGCGCAGCATCCGCGCGCCGATCGCACACACCCCGGCGTCGATCTTGTCCGGTGAGTCGGGTGACGCCTTACGCACCGACGTTCCCCACCGGTTCGGCGCCGAGCGCATGTTCGTCACATGCCGCGCCAGCACCGCAGACCCGTCATGCCGGAACGCCCGCTCGATGATCTCGGCGTGCACCGTCTCGGCCGCCTTCGTGAAGTCCAACGTGTGCGTACGCATATCCCAGGCCACCGGGCCCGGTTCCTTACCGACAGGCACCGCCCACAGAATCAGGCGGTCTTTGTAGCGCTCGGGCCACGTGGTCTGAACCCACGACTCCCACTCGCGCACGTCACCCCAGAACGCCACCGGCCGCCAGCGCTCAAACATCCACTCGACCGCGGCGTCCACCTCGGACACCGGGACCGTCCAGCCCTCACCATCCGGGCCGAGGGGCCGTTCCCACACGCCGATCGTGAACACGTCGCCCGACTCGACATGGCAGCCGACCAGGGCGGTCGCGTCGCGGGACTTGGAGCCGTCGAAGAACGCCACGATCTCGTCGCCGTCGTTGAGCCGCACTGGCAGGTCTGGCCCGGCCATGGCGTCCCACAGGTCCGGCGGATCAAGCCAGGCGTCGTCGTTCACAGAGGGACGGTTGAGGTACTTGCGGCGCGAGTCCGCCGGCCGGGAGCGGATGTTGTAGATCCGGCCCATGATCGCGTGCAGGTCGATCCACGGGCAGTCGGCGTAGATGCGCTCGAGCTCGGCGAACACCGCCGGCCGGTCGGCCAGATCCACACCCGGGGACGCGAGGACCGCGTCGTAGAGGATCCGCCCAGCCTCGGGGACGAGCCGGCCTTCCTCCTGCGCCACGAACGCAGCCCACGTCGCTTCGGCCACGGACTCATGACCGGGCACCCAGGCGTTGGACGTCTCCAGCATCCGCGACCCGGACTTGGCCAGGTTGTCCTCAAGCACCGCCGACAGTTCGACGCCACCGTTGGCCGGCCGCCAGTGTTCCGTCTCGTCACCGACGATGAACGACGCCTCAGCACCCTCCGCCGCGGTCGCCGACGAGGTGATTACCTCCAGCGTCCCCTCGGGGAGCTTGTAGTACTTCGTCTTACCCGGGTCGAGCTGGTACCGGGTGACGAGCTTCGACCCCTTGGCTGCGAAGGCGCGCACCATGCGCATCGTGTTCGCGGTTTGGGACTCGGCCGTCGCCGCGATCTGCACCCACGGCATGTCGACGGTCTTCGGCACCGTCCAGCCCCACCGGGCCAAGCGCTTGTCGCGCCGCGACGTGTCGATGTGGTCCAACCGGACCGGGCCGCAAAACTCGGCCAACGCCTGCGCCGCCGCGAACGGCGACTTGCCAGAACCCTTCGCCAACCGCCGCACGCCGTGGTGGTAGAGCCAGCGGCCATTCTCGTCGACCGCATACCACCACAGCCAGAACCGGCGCTGCCGGGGCGTGACCTCGAACGGCTGCCCCGACCGCGGTCCGTTGGGCTGAATCAGGTTCTCGCCAGCCCACCACGCCACCCAATGCCCGAGCGTGAACTCAGGTTCACCCGGCGGAAGGGTGTCGAGAAGGCTAGCTGGCGCCGCGACGGTGGCGGTACTCATCGAGCAATGCCACCGCCTCTTCGCTCGGCGCCGACTCCCTCCGCGACACCTCCACCTGCAGCCGCCGGCGGTCGCCTTCAGTCACGAGCAACGCCGTCATGCCCTTCAGCCACGCCGCAACGGATGCGGCCTTGGGGGGCAGCGCAGCCATGACCGGCGAACCGTCCTCGGCAGTCCCGACCGGCTGATCGGCGAACTCACGAGACATCGACTCGGCCAGCACGAACGCCAACGCCCAATCGGACGCCTCGTAGTACGTCGACTGCGCCGACGGCGCGAGCGACCTGTACCAGAGCAACGCGACCGGATGCCACGCCGGATTTTCCGGCGGAGGCTCGACCGGGCCGCTCTGCTCGGGCTTCGCCACTGGGATCGGCGGCTTGTTCACTCGCCGGCGCTGATCAGACCGTTTCGGGACCGGACCGCCACGTCCAGGGACTCCAGGCACCCGCCCACCCCCCGAATAGTGATGTTCCGTAGTGGATCTTTGACGCTATGCCGGGCTGGGGGCGAGACGGTTGTCGATGGGGGTGTCCCCCCACCCCCTCTATGCGGTCAGCCCTGGGTGTGGCCGTGTCGGTTTGGCGGCTGCGGCTCGGGCCAGTTGTGCGGCGCGTGCCTGCCGGCCGGTCTTGCTTGCGTGGTGCGGCCCGCATTTGGTGGCCAGGTTGTCGAGTGTGTCGTCTGTCGGGTCGCCGAGGTGGTCTACCTCAAGGCCGGTGGTGACGGGGCAGCGTGTTCCGTCGGTCAGGGTGACGGTGCATTGGTGACCGTCCCGGGTCTTCGCTGCGGCGGCTATGCGTTTCCACCCCCTGGGTCGGGGGACGGTGCGGCGTAGTTGTTGGCCTGTGCGTCCCGGCAGGACGGCGTCGGCCAACTGGTCGAGCAGT